GACTTTAATGCTAAGTTAAGAATCAGACAAATGGAACAACAAGATGATGTTACCATTAATGCTGAACAAGTAAATGTTCCTACAGGTTTTTTAGCTGTAAGATCATTTTTTATACTATCATCATCAGTCAAGTATCCATTAGAATATATCACACCACATAACTTGTTTGAAATAAAAGGTGGATCAAGAACTGGTAGACCAAGAACTTATACAATCGAGGCTGACAATGAAGTTGAAAAATTCAGATTTGGTCCTGCTCCTGATGTTTCTTATACTGGGAAGTTATCATACTACAAAGCTATATCAGAGCTTAGTGATTCTAATACATCAAATTATATCTTAGCTAAACATCCTGCAATATATTTGTATGGATCATTATATCATGCAGCAAACTTTCTTGGTGGAATAGATCAAACACAACTATCACAATGGTTACAGATGTATTCTACTGCATTAGAAAGATGTGAAAATAACGATAGACAAGATACATATGGAGGAGCGCCTGTTACACAAAGAACAGATGTTCAAACAGATTTATCATTTTATAGGAATAGATAATGAAAATACCTTTAAGTAAAGCAAAAAAAATATTATATAAAACAAGAGGTGTTAAAAGTAAACTTTTTCCTCTTGGACAAACTAAAGAATTAAAATGGGATGAACATTTAGCAGCACGTTCATTACCTAAAACACATTCTGGTAAAAAAAAAGCATATCAAAAATCTTATGGTGCTTTATATAGAACAAAACATAAAGAATTATCTTTATTAAAAAATTTTAGATTAACTGGTGATAATAAAAGTTTTTTTAAACAATCTAAAAAACAAAAAGGTATAATTTAATGCAAGTACCTTTTGGAGAATGGCTACCTGATCAACCTGAACACTTGAAACAAGGTGCTAATGTAGCAACTAATGTATATCATGCTTTGGGATCTTATAAAAGATTTCCATCATTAGTTAATTATAGTACAAATACTACTAGCACAAATGCTAGAGGTGCAGGTTCATTTAGAGATAACTCTAATAATATTTTTAACTTTGTAGCTACAAACTCTAATTTATATCAATTAGCTTCAGGTACATTTACATCTAGAAAATCAGGATTAAGTGGTACTGATACAGACTTTGTTACATTTACTCAGTTTGGTAATCATGTAATTGCAAGTAATGGAGTAGATGCACCACAATATTATTTAATGGGTACATCAACTAACTTTGCTAATCTTAGCTCTATAGTAACAGCAGGATCATTACCAGTATTTAGAGTATCAGGAGTTATTCGAGATTTTTTTGTAACAGGAAACCATACTAATAATACAAATAGAATACAATGGTCAGGTATAAATGATATAACTACTTGGTCAGGTAAACAAGCAGACTTTCAAGATTTACCTGGTTCTGGTGGACAGATAGTACATATAACATCAGGTGAGATAGGATATGTATTTAGACAAAATCAAATCATTCGTATGGACTTTGTTGGTGGATCAGTAGTATTTAGACTATCAGTTATATCACCAAACAGAGGTGCAGTATATGGACAAACAGTTTGTCAAGATAATAGAAATGTATTCTTTTATTCAGATGATGGATTCTATCAATTATCAGGGGACTCAATAGAACCTATTGGTGCAGAAAAAGTAAATAGATTTTTTGATCTTGATCTTAACAAAGCATATACAGATAGAATTAAAGCAGCAACAGATCCATTTAATCAGTTAGCTATGTGGGCATATCCAAGTAAAGCTAATACAGGTGCATCAGGATTATGTGATAGAATTATTATATATAATTATGCAACTAAGAAATGGTCATTAGCAGAAGCTCAAACAAGTGTAATATTTCCACAATTTGTAGGAGCTTTTACAGTAGAGCTAATGGATATTATATCTGAAAACCTAGAAGATATTAATGCTGCATTAGATACAGACTTTTGGAATGGTGGTCAAATGTTTTTAGGAGCTATTGATCAAAACTTCAAAGCAGCTATTTTTTCAGGAAACTCTAATGAATGTGAAATAGAAACATCAGAGTTAGAACCTTTTCCTGGACTAAGAGCTAATGTAACAGGTGTAAGACCTATAGTAGATGCAGTATCTACATTAACAGTAAAAACAAGAGAAAGAATAGCTGATGATGAAACAGCTTCATCAACAGTAACACAAAATGCTAGTGGATTGAATCCTGTAAGAAAATCTGGTAGATACATAAGAGCTAATGTAAAGATACCAGCAGGAACAACTTTTACACACGCACAAGGAGTAGACTTTATAGCTTCACAAGCAGGTATAAGATGAGTGATATTAACGATATAGATAATGTTAGATATTCTTTTGAATCACAAGAGTTCTTTCAAAGACAGTTAGAACAAAGTGTGAACGAACTAATTAATAAAAATAATACTGAAAGTGATAAAGCTTTCGTATGGTTTATGGGAGACTAAATGGCAGGAATAAAAGATTATAGTACAACAGCTAGTAATAATACTTCAGTAGGAGGTGTTAGTATTGCTGAGGGTATGTTACCTTCAAATATTAACAATGCATTTAGAGCTATTACAGCTGATATAAGAGAATTTTATAATGATTCTCAATGGGTAATATATGGTGATGGTGATGGAGCGCATACATTTGCTTATGCAAGTGGAACATCATTTACTGTAGCAGGAGCTAATGTTACTTCTGTTTATCATGCTAATAGAAGAATCAAAGCTGTTGGATCTTCAACAGGAACAATAGTTGGAACTATATCTAGTTCATCATTTTCAACAAATACAACTGTAAACGTAACTTGGGATTCAGGTTCTTTACAAAGTGAAACTTTAGTTATATATCTTGCAGCATTATCTCAAACAAATAATTCAATACCATTAGATGTAATAGATTCTGGTAATCTTAAATCAAATGCAGTTACTACAGCTAAAATAACTAATGCAGCTGTAACAGCAGATAAACTAGCAAGTACATTAGATATATCTGGTAAAACTGTTACATTACCTGATGGTTCTATAGCAACAGCAAAACTTGCAGCTGATGCTGTTATTACTTCTAAAATTACAGATGCTAATGTTACTACAGCTAAGATAGCAGATTCTAATGTAACGACTGCAAAAATTGCAGATGATGCAGTTACTGCTGCTAAAATAGCAGATGCAGTATTAGTTACAAACTCAGAACATTCTGGTCATACAGCAGATGATGTTACATTATTTACTACACAAGCATCTGATGCTAGATACTTTAGACAAGATTCAACAGAAACAATATCATCAGGTGATACATGGTCATCAGGAGATACAAAGATTGCAACAACAGGAGCAATCAATGCTAGAATAGTAGATCTTATAGATGATGTTGGTGGATTTGTTCCTATAGCAAATGAAACATCTTTTCCATCAACTAATCCAGGAGCTGGAGTTTTAGTAAGTATACAAGAAATTTCTAGCACAAGATCACCTTCATCAGGAACTATTACAATTGCTAATGCTCAAGGATCAAATACAGTTACAATTAATAATGCAGGAACTAATTCTTTAACTGCTGGTTTTGGTGCCATTGTAGAAGCAACTGGAACTCTTAATACATATAATTTTCATAGACTACAACCTAAAGCAACAGAAGTATCTACAGTTGCTACAAATATTACTAATGTAAATACAGTTGCTACAAACATATCAAATGTAAATTCAGTAGCATCTAATGCAACAAACATTAATACAACTGCAACAAATATTGCAGATGTTAATACATTTGCTAATAGATATAGAATAGCATCATCAGCACCCACGAGTTCGTTGGATGTGGGTGATCTATATTTCGATACAACAGCTAATGAATTAAAAGTCTACAAATCATCTGGTTGGGCAGCTGCTGGATCTTCAGTAAATGGTACATCAAAAAGATATACATATACTGCATCTGGTGGACAAACAACATTTACAGGTAATGATAATAATTCAAATAGTTTAACTTATGATTCACCATTTATAGATGTGTATCTTAATGGTGTAAAACTTGTTAATGGAACTGACGTTACAGTAACATCAGGTAATTCTGTTGTTCTTGCATCAGGAGCTACAGCAGGTGATACCTTAGATTTAGTTGCATTTGGTACATTTAATGTTGCTGCTATAAATGCAGGAAATATTACAGCAGGTACATTAGATAATGCTAGATTACCTAGTGTTATATCTGATAAAACAATACAAGCTACAGCACTTACAGCTAAAGGTGATGGATCATCAGCTGATGGTAAAATTACTTTAAACTGTTCACAAAATTCACATGGTGTTGCAATACAATCACCAGCTCACTCTGCTGGTCAATCATACACATTAATATTACCTACATCTGTAGGAACTAATGGACAAGTATTAGCTACATCAGGTTCAAGTACAAACCAATTATCTTGGATAGATGCTACAGAAACTAAACCAACTGTAGCTGATGTTTCACAAACAATAGCACCTGCAACAGCTACAACTATAACTATTACAGGTACAAACTTTGTATCAATACCACAAGTAGATTTTGTTAATGGTTCTACTGGTGCTGTGACTAGAGCAAATACAGTTTCATTTTCAAGTGCAACATCACTTTCAGTTAATTGTACTTTAGCTTCAGGAAACTATTATGTTAGAATTGAAAACCCAGATGGTAATGCAGGAAGAAGTACAAACAATATTATTACAGCTTCTACTGCACCATCATTTAGTACATCAGCAGGATCATTAGGAACTATTGCTGGAGATTTTTCAGG